AGCAGCCGCCGTCCTGCGTGCGGTTCTTCTCCGTTTTTCCGTATGCCGAATCCAGGTGGTTCGGTTCCCCCTGCCGCCCAGGAGGCGTCATGGCCCAGGTTCCTACTCCGAAGTCGCTTGAGGCAGCCGGTAAGGCCCTCTGGGGGAAGATCACTGGAGCGTACGAGCTGCGTCCGGACGAGCTGGCGACTCTCGAGGACGCCTGCCGGATCACGGATGCGATCGCGGCGATCGAGCGGGCGTGGTCTGACGATGGCCGGCCGATGACGACTCGCGGGAGCATGGGCCAGTTGGTCATGCACCCGTTCGTGGGCGAGCTTCGGGTGCAGCGGATGGCGCGGAATGCGCTGTGGCGGCAGTTGAGGCTGCCGGATGACGCTGGCGTCGTGGTGCCGAACCAGGCGCGGGATGCTGCGAAGGCGTCGTGGCAGCCGACGGCGGCTCGTCGGCGTGGCGCGTAGTCGGGCTGCCTCTCAGGTCCGTCACGGTGAGTCGGAATACCGACAGGTCGTCGAGTGGTATGAGACGGAGCTGGAGCGGGCGTCTCCCCCGGTCGGGTTGGCATGGGAGCCGGTAAAGGTCGGTCCGACGTGGCAGTACGACAACGGCTGGGTGTTGCCGGCGTGCACCCTGGGGTGGCGAAACCTGGCGTGGGCTGGGCTGAACCTGCGCGCCCCCAAGGGCGGGTCGTGGACGTACACCCTTGAGCAGGCGCGGTTCCTGCTGTGGTTCTGGGCACTGGACCCGGACACGGGCGACTTCCTCTACCACTCGGCGGCGTTGCAGCGACTCAAGGGGTGGGGTAAGGACCCGTTGGCGGCGTGCGTGTCGGCGACGGATATCTGCTCCGAGGACGCGGTCTTTGACCGGTGGTCGTCGGGTGGGGTGCCGATCGGTGCGCAGCGCGCGAACCCGTGGGTCCAGATTCTTGCGGTGTCGCAGGACCAGACGAAGAACACGATGAAGCTGTTTCCGTCGCTGATCCCTCGGGAGACGCGGTCGAAGTACGGCATCCAGGTCGGCAAGTTGAACGTGTGGGCTCGTGGGGACGAGGCGCAGATCGAGGCGGTGACGTCGAACCCGCTGTCGGTTGAGGGTGCTCGTCCGACGACGGTGATCCGGGCTGAGACGCAGAACTGGAACTCGTCGAACGGCGGCCACGAGATGGCCGGCGCGTTGGAGGGGAACGCGGCGAAGGCTGAGGGTGGCGCGGCGCGGATTCTGGACATCTTCAACGCTCACCGGGCCGGTGAGGACTCCGTCGCGGAGCGGACCCGGAAGGCGTACGACGCGACGGTGGGGTCGCGGTGTGCCAGGCATGCGGGTCGGGATGACTGGCCGGAGTGCGTGGACTGTGTCCGACCGAAGGCTGTCGATTTCGGTTTGCTGTACGACTCGCTGGAGGCATCTCCGGACGCGCCGTTGACGGCTGAGGACGCGCCGGCCGTGGTGGAGTCCATCGCTGGTGACTCGGTGTGGCTCGATACGCGGCCGCGAGGTCGGATCGTGAAGTCGATCCTGAACCCCGCGAACTCCGCGAGTGAGTCGCGGCGGAAGTGGTACAACCAGGTCTCGGCTGCTGAGGATGCGTGGGTCGACCCGCGGCACGTCAGTGCGGCAGAGCGTGGCGACCCGCTGGCCGACGGTGACGTCGTGGTCCTGTTCGGTGACGGCTCGAAGTCAGACGACGCGACCGGGCTGGTCGCGTGCCGGGTGTCGGACGGTCACTGCCAGGTGTTGCACGTGCAGCAGCCCAAGAAGGGCGCCATCGTCGACCGTGACGCTGTCGACCTGGCGGTCGCGCGGGCGTTCGACCGGTTCAAGGTCGTCGCGTTCTGGTTCGACCCGTCGCACCTCAAGGACGACGACTCGGAAGGTGACGGCCGGTTCTGGTGGCCGCTGGTCGACCGCTGGTCGCAGCGGTACGGGCGCCGGCTCAAGTGCTGGCCAGTGAAGTCCGGTCCCCGGACGCACGCCGTGGCGTTCGACATGGCATTAGGTCCGAACCAGGCCATCTTCGTCCCGGCCGTCGAGCAGGCACTCACCGACCTGGAGTCGGGAGAGGTCACCTACACGGCATCGGCGTGGCTGACCGAGCACCTGTGCAACGCGAAAGAGGCGCCCGGCAAGTACGGGGTGTCGATCCGGAAGGACAACCGCGAGTCGCGGCGCAAGATCGACCTTGCCGTCTGCCTGGTCGGCGCGCGGATGCTGCGCCGCATCTACCAACTGAGCGTCAAGAAGGGCACCCCCGGACGGGGGAGGGTCCTCGTCATGGAGTAGGGGGTGCCGGTGGCCGGTCTCGACACCTCAGCAGTCTCGCTCCCAACGGTCTCGATCCCGGCTCTGCCGTCGCTGACGCTGTCGGAGACCGAAGTCGCGACCATGAACACCCTCATCGCGCAGGCGACTTTCGAGCGGCTCGAGCTCCTGTCGACCCAGGTCTACTACCTGGCGCAGCAGGAGATCACCAACCTCAAGATCGCGATACCGGACGAGCTCGCCGACAAGCTCCGCACCCTAGTCGGTTGGGCAGCCATCGCCGTCGACCCGTACGTCGAGCGGTTGTCGGTCGAAGGGTTCCGGCTGCCCGGCGAGACAGACGTGAACCAGGACCTGGCCGACCTGTGGGACGGGAACCGACTCGCTGCGGAGCAGTCCCTCGCCTTCACAGATGCACTGTCGATGCGGCGGGCGTACTGGACGGTCGGGAGCGGCGACTCCCCCGGTGACCTGCCCCGGATCTGTGTCGAGTCGCCGTTGAACATGGCGGTCCGGTGGAACCTCCGCGGCGACATGGCCCGTGACGCGTTGCGCTGGTTCGAGGTCGACGGGCGCCCGCACATCATGCTTGAGACGCTCAACCAGAGCACCCACATGGCCCGCAACGACCAGGGTGCCTGGGAGGTCGTGGACCGAGACGTCCACAACTTCGGTTTCCTGCCCGTCGTTCGGATGGCGAACAACCCACTGACGATGGCGCGCGGTGGACGGTCGGAGATCACCCCAGCCCTGATCTCGATCATCGACTCGGCGTGCCGGCGTCTCCTGGGCCTTGAGGTGGCGTCCGAGCTGTACTCAGCGCCCCAGAAGTTGATCCTGGGCGCGACGGAGGCTGACTTCCAGGACTCTGCTGGGGCGACGAAGTCCGCGTGGACGACATACATCACGTCGCTGCTCGCGCTTGAGCGGGACGAGGACGGCAACGTCCCGGAGGTCCACCAGTTCCAGGTGTACGACCCGGCAGTGTTCACGAAGGTGATCGAGATGTACGCCTCGCAGGCTGCCGGAATCCTCGCTGCAGTCCCGCAGGATCTCGGCCTGTACACCGACGGCAACCCGACCTCTGCGGACTCATGGGACGCCATGGAGACCCGCCGGAACCGGAAGGCCATCCGGAAGCAGGCGATCTTCGGCACCGCGCTCGTCGAGGTCATGCAGATGGCCCAGCGGTTCCTCAACGGGGGTCGCCTGCCGGAGCAGTTCAAGCGGATGGCCGTCGACTGGATGCCCCCGTCGATGCCGAGCCTGGCTCAGACGGCTGACCCGGTGACCAAGCTCATCTCGGCTGGCGCGTTGCCTGCCCGCAGCGATGTGACGTTGAAGCGTGCCGGGTTCTCGGCGGTGGAGCGGGCCCAGATCGAGCAGGACTGGCTTGAGCAGGACGGCCGGACCGCGCTCGAACAGATCCGTGTCGGGCTTACCGCTCCGAAGCCGGCGCCGGCCGATGCCAACGCTGGCTGAGCAGCAGCAGGAGGGCCAGGCGGCCCTGGCCCGTGCGGCTGCCGCTGTGTCGTTGGCGGCGTGGTCGAGTGTTGACCCTGCCGACCTGGCGCGGTCGGTGCCGGCGCTACGTGAGGCCCTCGAGGCCGTCCTCGTCATGTACGGGCGGGGCGCGTCGACTGCCGCGGCGGACTACTACCGCCTTGCGCGGGCCGCTGCGGGGGTCCGGGGCAGGGTGTCGATCACTCCGGTCCGGGATATCTCGGCGACCAGCCTCGACCGGCTCGTCGTCGATGCCGTGTCGGCGCAGATGGACCTGACCGCCGGCCGTGACGCGCTCGACGCGGGCGCTGAGGCGCTGGTCCTGGCTCGTGGCCGGCGTCAGGTGATGTCGGCGGTCGAGCAGGACCGTGAGGCGAAGGGGTGGGCGCGCATCCCGCATGAGGGGGCGTGCTCGTTCTGTCTGATGTTGGCGGCGCGTGGTGCCGTGTACGGGTCGAGGGCGTCGGCGTCGTTCCAGGCGCACCATCGGCAGACCAACGGGTCCGGTGGCGAGTGCCGATGCGGTGTCGAACCGCTGTGGCAGGGGGCGTACGAGCCCCCCGCGCGGGTCCGGGCCGCTCAACGGCTGTGGAAGGACTCCACGCATGGCCGCACCGGTGGCGACGCACGCGCGGCGTTCCGGCAGGCCGTCGAGGGGCGCCCGGTCACTGGCCTGGCGGGGGCGAAGTCTCCCGGCAAGCCGTTCGGGAAGACCCGAGAGAGCCAGGCCCATGACCTGGCCGTCCTGGAGGCGCTGCCTCCCGCAAAGACCCCGGAGGCCGCCGCGTGGCGTGCCACCCGGATAGCCGAGATCCGCAAGTACCTCGGCTGACAGCCCCGCCCAGGTGGCGGACCATCCCATGCCCCAGGAGGGCTTCATGAGCGATACCCCTACCCCGACCCCGGCAGACGTGGTCGCGCCCACCGCGCCGACGGAGCCCGCTGCAGCGGCCCCGTCAGCACCCCCCGCCACCGAGCAGAAGAAGTCCCTGGAGGACCTGCTCTCCGGCCTTGACGACTCCGCGCGAGCGACTGTGCTCGCGGAGGTGACGAAGGCTCGCGGCGAGGCGGCGAACTACCGGACCAAACTGCGTGACCTCGAACCGAAGGCGGCCGAGTGGGACCGCCTCGCCGAGGCGAGCAAGAGCGAGCTGGAGCGCGCCCAGGAGGCGGCCAGCAAGAGCGAGCAGAGGGCTGCTGCCCTCGTCGACCGGGCCGTCCGCGCCGAGATCAAGGCGATGGCGGCGGACGGGTTCGCCGACCCCGAGGATGCCGCCGCGTTCCTGGACCTGTCGAAGTACGCCAAGGACGGCGACATCGACACGTCCGCGATCAAGGCGGACCTCGGTGATCTCCTCGCACGCAAGCCGCACCTGGGCAAGACGCCCATCTCGCGCCCGCCCGCCCCGAACCCCGCCCAGGGGGCCGGAGAGGCGAGTGCGTCAGCGCTCATCGCCGCCGCTGAGGCGTCCGGCGACAGCGCGACATCCATCCGCCTCAAGAACCAGCAACTGCTGGCTCTCAAGTAAGACAGGAGCACCCCATGGCTACCCAGGCCGGACAGGGCACGACCTTCAACCTCCCCAACTACCACGGCGAGCTCTACACCATCTCGCCCGTGGACACCCCCTTCCTCTCCCTCATCGGTGCAATCAACGGCGGCGGCCCCACCGGTGGACGCACCACGCGGGCGATCGACTTCGAGTGGCAGGGCATGGACCGGCGCACGTCCACCTCCGGGAACGCCGCCCTCGAAGGCGCCACCGCGCCGACGGCGACGAACCAGTCCCGGACGCAGTACAAGAACTGCGTCGAGATCCACCAGTCCGCGATCGAGGTCACCTACTCGAAGCAGGCCGCCGTCGCGAACTACAGCGGCGTCAACATCGGCGCACAGGTCGACGACCAGTACCTCGACGAGCTGGACACCCAGGTCCGCGCCGAGCTCGAGTCCGTCGCCATCGACGTCGAGCTGTCGTTCCTGACGGGCACCTACGCCCGCCCGGTCAACAACGCGACCGCCCGGAAGACGCAGGGCATCCTGGGCGCCGTCGGCACCACGAACGCCAACGGTGGTGCGGGCCGCGCGATCAGCAAGGCGATCGTGGACGCGACCCTCAAGTCGATGTTCGACGCGGGCGCCAAGCTGCCGCAGGCGACCACGGTCCTGATGACCGGGTCGGCCCAGAAGCTGGCCCTGTCGAACCTCTACAACTCGACGGCGCAGCTCAACCAGCCGACGATGACGCGGAACGTCGGCGGGTTCGCCCTCGACACCCTGGTGACCGACTTCGGGACCTTCGGGATCGTGCTCAACCGGTGGATGCCGGCGGGGCAGATCGCGATCATCAACCTGGCGATGTGTGCGCCGGTGTGGCTGGACATCCCGAAGAAGGGTCGCCTGTTCGTCGAGCCGCTCGCCAAGACCGGGTCGTCCGACAAGTTCCAGCTCTACGGCGAGGTCGGACTGCGGTACGGCTCCCCGGTGGAGCACGGCCTCATCAAGGATCTCTCGTGACCAGGTTCTCCTGGGCTGGTGGCCGTGGCTTGATCCTCCAGGACGAGGACGGCGTCTGGGCTGAGTTCTCGGCTGGGTTCTTCTCGAGTGATGACCCCGCCGTGAAGGCGCGGCTCGCTGAGGTCGAGGACGTGACCGAGGTCGAGCCTGAGGACGAAGGAGAGGCTGACGTGGCGCCGGGCGACGACGAGGGTGATGGCCTCGACTCTCGGACGGTCGCCGACCTCAGGGGCTACGCCGACGAGTACGGCATCGACCTCGGCGACGCGACCCGCAAGGGCGACATCGTCACTGCCATCCGGGCGCACTTCGCCGCCCTCCCGTAAGGCACTCACACCCTGGCCGGGCGCGCGGATGGTGCGCACCCGGCCAGGGTGCCGAATCGAGAGGTTGACCGATGTCCATCGTGTATCCGGATGACCTCGCCACGTACCTCGGGTCGAGTGCGGCAGCGTTCGATGCTGCCCGTGCCGACCTGATCCTCGATCTTGCGCACGGGCTGTGCGAGACGGTCCTCTCGCCACTGACCGATGCTGCCCGCTCGGTAGTGCTGGAGGTCGCTGCCCGGGCGTACACCAACCCGTCGTCGGCTCACGCGATGGGCCTGGGGTCCGCTCAGGTGTCGCTCGGTTCCGGCTCGGCCGCGATCGGCGGCTTGTTCCTGTCGAAGAAGAACGTGGCGACCCTGCGGCGCATCGCCGGCGGGTCGGGGGCGTTCTCGGTGAGCCTGCTCACCGCCGAGGCCCTGGCGGACTAGTGCTGCCCATCTGGCACATACACGCCGTCACCGTGGAGCCCTGCATTGGCGCGTCGGCCACCGGCGACACCTACGGCACTGCGGTCGCTGTGACCGGCTTTCTTGACGAGGTCGAGACACTGACCCCGTCGCCGGCCGGACCGGTCCTGGTCGCCCAGACCAGGTTCTACTGCGACCTCGACAAGGGCGCGTCGTTCCCGGTGGAGTCCCGGGTGACGTACGGGGACCGGGAGATGACGGTCAAGGCTGTCCAGCGTCACGACGGGGGGGCGTTGCTCGGCCCGGTGTCGCACCTCGTGGTGGTCCTCCAGTGAGTGACGCGCACCTGTCACTGGACTTCGCGGCCGTCGACTTCTCGGGCCTGCGTGACCTGCCCGTCGAGCAGGCGCTGTACGCCGGCGCTGAGGTCATCCTCGACCGCGCCGTCGAGCTCGTCCCGAAAGAGGCGGGTGACTTGGCGGAGACCGCGTTCATCGACGAGTCCCGGGGCGGCGACTCGACGGTCGCAGTCGGGTTCGACTCGGTCTACGCCGCCTACATTCATGAGCACCTCGCTTTCCGCCACCCTCACGGTGGGCAGGCGAAGTACCTGGAGGCGGCCATGATCGAGCGGAAGGATGACGCGCTCGACGCGATGGCTGAGGCGCTGGTCGGTGACCGATGAGCGTCGAGTCTGACCTCTTGCAGGGTCTCGCGGCGCGCATCGCCGCGGCTGGTGTCGGCGCATACCCGGGGCCGTACTCGTCGGCGTCTCCGGCAGTCGTGTTCGGTGACCTTCCGACGTCGCCGGACAAGGCGATCGGCCTGACCGTGTACTCGGCCCGCGACGCACAGACCCAGAACCTCACCTACTTCCGCGTCCAGGCGTTCGTCCGGGGCGCGAAGAACAACACCCTCAGCGCCGGTGACCTTGCGGCGGCCCTGTTCGACGTCCTGCACGGCGTTGAGGCCGTCCAGATGGGCGCTGTCTGGGTCGTCTCGTCGTCGCGTGTCGTCGTGTCCCCTCAGGGGCTCGACGGTGACGGGCGGTCCCTCCGCGCGGACTCGTACGAGTTCGTGTGCAACACCCCGACGACCCCGGCCCGTCCGGGGTAGCACAGCCACCCAACCCTCAGCCCGGCGTGTGACGCGCTCGGGCATTTCAGCATGCCCGAGGAGGCATCATGGGTATCACCAACCAGCTCGCGCGGGCCTACCGCGTCGAGGTGTCGACCGACAACACCAACTGGGTCCGGTTCAACGGGCTCAACGACACCAACCCGGACATCGCGCCGAACCTGCAGGACTCGACCAACTACGAGTCCGACGGCTGGGCGACATCCGAGGTCACGCTCTATGCCTGGAAGTTGGTCCTCAAGGCCAACCGGCAGGCGAACTCCGGCGTCGAGGACCCGGCCTTCACCATGGCGCGGGCATGTGTCGGCCAGTTCGGTGACGCGGCGCGCCTGTACGTGCGCTGGTACCGGCGTGACGGCATTCCCGAGGCGTGGACCGGGCGAGCCATCGTTGGCGTGTCCAAGTCCAAGACCGGCGTGGCTGACCTCGACGAGTGGACGGTCACCTTCACCGGCTCCGGCGCCCTGAGCCCGATCGCCAACCCCTACGCCGTCGCGGTCGCTCCGACCGTGGTCGCGGCCACCCCGGCCGGTGCGGCCGCTGGCGCTCAGGTGCTCATCACCGGCTCGTCGTTCACCGGCGCCACGGGCGTCAAGTTCGGCGCGGTGTCCGCGACGGTCTTCACCCTCCTCGGCGACGGCGCGATCGTCGCCGTCGTCCCTGCCGGCGCGGCCGGCTCGGCCCCGGTCACGGTCATCAACGCGACCGGCACCTCGAACGCGCTGGCGTACACCCGCGCCTAGCCCGAACCGGGGTGGCGGCCGGTTGGCTGTGCCTGCCGCCACCCCTCACAGCCACCCACGGCCGAGGAGCACCACATGGCGTTCAAGGACTTCCACGAGTTCTCCCAGCCGCTACGCCTCCCCATCGGGGGGGTCGTCTACGAGATCCCGCGCGTGTCGGCCGCTCTCGGTCTCCAGCTCCTCGGGGTGCTGGAGGGCGACGAGGCGGCACTGGAGGCGCGTACGCCCCGAGAGCTCTGGGGACTGCTCCTCGGTGACGCCGGGGAGCAGATGATCGCTGACGGCGTCCCGTGGGCGGCGTACGACCGGGCCGGGCTGGCTGCGCTTGCCGACTACAACGGCGGGCGCGACGCGGCCGAGCGGGCCTGGGAGGTGGGCCTGGACCCGGAAGCGCTGGCCGCCATGATGGCGGCGGCTCAGGGCTCGCAGCAATCCACAAGTACGGCGGCGGAGAGTACGACCCCATCACCGGGCTCTGGGAGTACTACGACTTCCCGCCCGGGCACGAAGCCCGCGGACAGGAAGCCGAAGAGGTCTCGTGGCGTGACCTCCTCGACCAGTGGGTCCTCCTCGAGGCCGACTGGCTCTCGGAGTACCACGAGCGCCTGAGCGCAGTTTGGCCCGCTCTGTCCTGGCGGGAGTTCGTCGTCGGCGTTGTCGGCCTGTTCGCCGCTGACACGCGCTTGTCGCGCCATTTTGCGCCCCCGACCCCTGACCCGATGGGAGGTGCCGTGTGAGCGAGACGAACACCGGTACCATCGTCGGGTTCCTGCGCCTCGACGCCGCGCAGTGGCATGAGGCGATCGACCGCGCCGAGGCAGCTGCCCGTCGCCTGGGCACCGTCGACCCTGACGTCCACGTCGACACCAACGCGGGCAAGGCTGCGGTCGAGCTGGAGGCGGCGCACCGTGCCGCCGAACGCCTGGACGGGTCGACGAAGAACCTAGACACGTCGAACCGGCAGGCGGCAGGGTCGGCTCGCCTCCTGGTGACAGCGGTCGCGGCGCTCGGCCCGGCGCTGGTCCCGATGACGGGTGCGGCGCTCGCTGGTGCTGCCGCGTTCGGTGGTCTCGGCCTGGCGGGGGTCCTGGCTGCGGTGTCGATCAAGCAGCAGATGAAGGCCGGCACCGAGCAGGGCCTGCAGTTCTCCGCAGCGATCGACATGCTCAAGACGAACGTCCTCGACCTTGGCGCGTCGGCCGCGTCCGGTGTCCTCGGCCCGTTCCAGAAGATGGTGACCGACCTCAACGCCCGCACCCCCGCGCTGTCGGGTCAGGTCAACATCATGGCGCGGATGCTCGGGAACAGCCTCGCCCCGACCATGTCCGGGCTGCTGACCTTGTTCCAGCGGTTCGAGCCGCTGATGGAGTCAGTCGGGGCGAAGATCGCCGCCGGCGGGCGGGCGTTCGAGCAGTGGTCCGGGTCGGTCAACGTGACCGGGTTCATCGCCTACATGAACTCCTCGCTCGGCCCGGTGACGGGCATGCTGAGCGAACTGGTTCAGGCTGTCGTGCACCTGGCGGTGGCGTTCGCGCCGCTCGGTGGCGCGACGGTGTCGATCCTGACGGTTCTGTCCCAGGCGATCTCGGCTATCCCGACGCCGGTCCTGCAGGTCCTCGTGACGCTCGGGTCGACGGTGTTCACGACGTTCAAGCTGTGGTCCGGGATCTCGGGAATGATCGAATCCTTGTCCGGGGCGCTGGTCCGGATGGGTGCGTCGGCGGCGTCCACGGCTGGCGCGATGCGGGCCTTGTCGCTGGCCGGTGGGGCACTGTCGGTCGCGCTCGGTGCGGCGGCACTGATCTTCTCGATGATGTCGTCTGAGGCGGCGGAGACCCAGCAGAAGATCGACGACCTGACCCGGGCGTTCATCGAGTCGCAGGGCGCCATCACGGACCAGATCGCTCAGCAGCGCGCCCTTGAACTGTCGCAGCAGGGCATGAAGGACGCCGCCGAGAAGGCCGGTGTCTCGTTCCGGGACGTCACCCTCGCCAGCCTCGGCCAGGCCGATGCCCTCGCGCGGGTCAAGGAGCAGCTCGATGCGAACATCGCAGCGACCGACGGGTCGTACTTCGCGGTGGAGGCGCAGCGGAAGGCCACCACGGGCCTGCTCGGTGTCATCAAGCAGCAGAGTGACCTCACCGCTCAGGCGAAGATCGGGCAGGAAGAGCACGCTGCCGCGACGAAGGTCACCACCGACGCGACGATCGCCCAGCAGAACGCCCTTCAGCAGGAGGCGCAGCGGCTCGGCACGACCACGACTGCGCTGCAGGCCGCGAAGGATGCCCAGGCCAAGGTTGCCGACAAGGCCGCCGCCGCGACCGTGCAGATGCAGCTCGAGGGTAACGCTGCGGGGCTTCTTAAGGCACAGCTCGACGCCTTGAACGGGGTCGCTCTCGGTGTCGCCGAGTCTCAGAACGCCTTCAACCAGGCGCTGCTGTCTGGTGGCGCTCAGATGAAGAAGAACAAGGGCTCCCTCAAGGAGATGACCGAGGCTGGTGAGGCGAACCGGTCGTCCCTGATCCAGCAGATCAACACTGCGAATGCCTCCGCTGAGGCCGTCGCGAACCAGACGAACTCGACCGAGGCGGGCCGTAAGAAGCTCCTCGAGATGCGCGAAGAGATCATCAAGAACGCGGTCGCGAACGGCGCGAACGCGAAAGAAGTCCGCAACTTCATCGACAACCTCCTCAAGGTGCCGAAGTCCATTCCGCCGACGAAGGTCGAGGCCGACACGGCCGCAGCGAAGGCTGCTCTGGAGGCGCTGACGAAGCGTCGTGCCGTGCAGGTCGACGTGATCCTCAACCGGCCCTCGGCGACGGGTCGGTCCCTGATCGACGGGATCATGCGGAACGCCGACGGCAACATCCTCGGCCCCGTGGTCCGGCACTACGCCAGCGGTGGGACTGAGTCGCACGTGGCGCAGATCGCTCCGGCTGGGGCGTGGCGGGTGTGGGCTGAGCCGGAGACCGGTGGAGAGGCGTACATCCCCCTGGCGCCGTCGAAGCGGTCCCGGTCGGTGCAGATCCTCGCGGAGACAAACCGGCTCATGGGCAACCCGCTCGGCGGTGGGTCCGTCGATATCGACGGGGCCCGGATCACCGGGTCGGTCCGCATCGTCGACGGTGGCCTGATGGAGTTCGTCGACGCTCGGATCGAGACCGCCATCACTAGTGAGGCTCGCGCATACCGGCGGGGGGTGCGGTAATGGCTGCTGCCGTGGCTGCCGTCGTGCAGGCCTCGCGTCGTCGTATCCGGCTGGACCTGACGGGTTGGCCGACCGATGGCCCGGTCACAGTCACGGGGGCGACATCCTCGGGGCTGTCATGGACAGTCCGGTCGATCACTCACGTGTCGGCTGGGGCGATGTCCGGTGGCGACTACGAGATGCCCTCCGGTGTCGCCGTGACCTACACGGCGACCGATGGGACGACGACGGCTACGTCGTCTTCCGTGACGGTCATGCTTCCGACGAGCATGCTGCGGTCTCCGACGTCTCCTGCGTTGGATGTCGTCCTGGAAGTTGTGTCCAAGCCGGGTGTGGAGCATGCCCGCGATGAGGTGGTGTTGCGGCCATTGGGGCGCCGGACTGCGGTGGTCCTCTCCGGGGCGCTGTCGGCAGGAGCGTTCACGGTGCGAGCTCGCACTCGCACTGACGCCGATCTGGCTGCATTGGATGCCCTCGCTGCGGGGTCGGCCCGGTGTCTGCTGATCCTGGGCGACTCGCAGATGGCGCGGACGTACGTGGCGATCGGGTCGATCAGGCGTGCGCCGGTCGTCGGGTACTTCGCTCGGGCCTCCGACCCGACTGGTGTCGGCCGTTGGCAGGAATGGGACCTGTCCTGCACGGTCATCGCCCAGCCGGCCGGTGACCTCACCGACCCGTACACGTCGCTCGGGGCGGTCAAGGCCGGGTATACGACGCTGGGTGCAGTCCAGGCCGCATTCTCATCCCTCCTCGACATGCTCAAGGCGTGACCGTGCACTCGATGTCGGCCCGGTGGGATGTCGCAGTCCGGGCCGGGTATACGCCCGTGTCGTCGGTGACCGTGTGGCGTAACGGGACCCAGGTGGCGGCGTTAACGCCGCTTCCGGGCAGCAAGGTCACGGTCGACGAAGGGTCGCAGCGGCGTCGTGTGCTGTCGTTGGCGACAGCCGACGATGTGCTCGCCGAGGTCACTCAAGAGCGCACCGACCTACACGTGGCGTGTGGTATCGAGTACGCCCCCGGCGATGTCGAGATGGTCGACCAAGGCGTTTTCCGAGTCGTCGACGCGGTCCGCAAGACGTCGACGGCGCCGATCACGGTGGAGGCTGAGGACTACTCGGGGGTATGTGCCCTTGCCCGGTTCCTGGTCCCGTGGGCGACCGCTGGCGGGGCGCTGGTGGTCGATGAGATCGCGGCGATGATCCACGATGTGGACCCGGCCATTGTCGTCGTGGACGAGACGGGGTCGTTGTCGGCGACGACGTCCGGGTCGTGGGACCGGGACCGGTGGGGTGCGATCGAATCATTGGCGGCATCGATCGGCGCTGAGGTGGCGTTCGACCGAGCCGGTCGGTGCGTGATCCGCCCGATCCCCACCGTCACCGACACGACCGTCCCCGTGTGGACGATCGATGCCGACAACGAGAGGGCGGTGTTGGTAGCCGTCCAGTACGGGTCATCGGGGCTTGGCTACAACGCTGTTGTTGCGACGTCGGGTGCGTCCGGTGGGTCCCCACCGGTGACTGCCGTTGCCCTCGGCGCCTCATACGGGCCAGGCAACCAACGCCCAAGGTTTCTCGCGCTGCCCTCGGACGTCACGCTCACTGATGCGTCGGCGGCGGCGGGGGGACTGCTGGCCCGTTCCCAGGAGCATGAGTCGATCATCGACCCGCAAGCCGTCCCCAACGCGGCTCTCGACGTGGGCGACCCGGTACGAGTCAAGGTGCCCTCCGACGGCGTCGACGAAGTCCGCATCGTCACCCGCCTTGAGCTGCCGCTCGGACCGGGCGTGATGTCGCTACAGACCCGGCGTGCCGCGCCGTACCAGATCGTGGGGAGCCTGTCATGAGTGCTCTGGTGGGGGCGACCACCAGCCCCGACTCGACGCCGACGATACGCCGCGGCGTCGTCACGGACGCGCTGCTGGATGGGCGGATTACCGTCGATCTCGGCGGTGGGCAGAGCGTTACGTGTGAGCGGATGGACTCCTACTCTCCGGCGTTGGGGGAGGTCGTGTACGTGCAGCAGATGGACGTCTCGACCTGGCTGTGCATCGGTCGCCGCTCGGCTGCGGCGCCGGGGACGCTTCCCGTGACGGTGAGTTACGCGGTGCCGTGGCAGATCAACTGGAGCACGTCGTGATGTCGTTCCTCGACCACCTCGTGTTGCGGTACAACGGGTCTCAAGTGGTCGCGTCCGGGCAGATGGCCTACCCTGCTGCCCCGCCGGCTATCGATTATCTTGTCTGGACGTTTTCGAACCAGTCGCCCGACACGACGCTGACATCACCGAGGGTGTGGCTGACGTCCGACCCGTCAGGTGTGGCCGCCTCGATCGCTGTCCCATCGAGCACGGCCGAACCGCTCGGGTCGGTGTGGTCTGGGGACCCGCAATCTCTGACGTACTCGACAGCGGCGGGGTACGCGGTCGGGATCGTGGCGCCAACTCTGACGCCACAGACATGCTTCTCGATCGTGATGAGGCGCTCCCCGTTCGGCGTGCCGATCATCCGGAGGGGCATCGAGACCAACGTCCTGCACGTCGACGGGACCCGCGGATGATCATCACGCTGCGCCCGGGCGTCACCTACGACACAGTGACCAGCCTCGTCACCGACCATGCTGGGGTCCGTGATGCCTCGCCGGTCGAGGCTGCGTTGGTCGCCGACCATACCGAGCGTGGCGCGGCCGACGCGCGACGCTCGGCCGCGTTAGATGCGCTCGACGCTGGCGTTGAGGCGTTCCGCCTGTACCGGGCCGCCGCTGAGGGCGACATCGTCGTCGCGCAGGAGGTGCGGGCGGCGTGCAACACAACCAAGACGGCCGCGGACTCCGTGGCCGCGCAAGCCGATGTGTTCGCCGCGGCCCGGACCGGTGACACCAGGACGCTCGCCCAAGGTGTCGGCGAGTGCGCCCGGACCCTGTCGGCTGTCGCCGACCTGCTGTCCGGAGTCCTCGCCTGGCGCGCAGCGGTCGACGAAAACGCCGTCCGCACCGACGACGCGCTGCTGCACCTGGCCCTACTCGCCCGACGCACCCTGTGAGGACTCATGGCTGACCATTACACGCCCGGCGACTCCCTAGTTTACCCGGACGCCTCTTCCAGTGCCGATATCCCCCTCATCATGCAGAAGCTGGCCACCTCGGTGCAGAGCGCGTTCGCTGGGCGCGAGTCCCGGTTCTTGGCGGTGTGCACGTCGGCCACTCGACCCGCCTCCCCGTCTCCGGGGGCGCTGATATACGAGACCGACACCAAAGCTGTTGGGATTTGGAGCGGTGTCGGGTGGTCCATGTGGGACACGACCGACCAGACCTACACCCCGACGTGGACGGTCGATGCGGGGACTGCCCCGTCCCTGGGCAACGGCACGCTGACCGGCGCCTACCGCCGCGCCGGCGCGAGTACCACTGTGCAGATCAAGCTGACCTCGGGCACCACCACCACCTACTCGGACTCGGCCGGCAACAACCGTAAGTACCTCTTCTCGGTGCCGCTCGCGGTCGTGGACTATGCGATGGTCACCGGCAGAGGCCTCACCTCGTACGGGAGCACCAAGGTGTGGTACGCGCACGGATGGTCGCCAACCAATGTGGGCATGTGCGGGGCGACCGCCGACGCCTCTATGGTCGGGTCTAATTATCCCGCCGTCCCGCCGGCGGCTACGGCAGGGACGACGTGGTTCCTCCGAGTCTCCTACAACGCATGACCGCCGTCGCGCCTGCGCTCGGCGGCTGACGGCCGCGGACCGCCGGTCTTGCCG